TTTAACTGCAACAAGTGATGCTATAGGATCTACAACAATTGCTGATTTATTAACATGGTCAGAATTAAGAAAAGGTCAAATTGAAACAGCTATGACAGCATATAACGCAGCAGTTCAATCTGATAGCGATAATCAAACAAATAATGCTTTAGCTAATTGGCAAGCTTACGATTCTAATCATTCTTAAAAAATAATATTCAACGTATCCAAGTTATAATAGAGTGTCTATCACCATTTGATACAGGTGTAATAGCGTGAGGAAAACAAAAATTACTTGGAAAAACAACAACACTTCCTGTTTTTTTCTCTACAATATATTCTTTATTAAAAAATGCAAAATCACCACCTCTATAATTATCATTTAATATAATAGAGCAACTTAAAACTCTTGGAAATTGATCAGCATGATCCACATGTTCTTTGTATTCACCTTTTTGATTACCTTTATATAAGAGGTGAACATATCCTGTATCCTCTGTAGTAAGACCTGTTGTAAAATTAGGATGTATTTCTTTATATTTTTTTAAAATAATATCTATTACATTAAAAATATCCTTATCAAATTGTTTGTCTAATTTTTTTTCATAACATTTTCTATACTCTTTTTTAAAGTTATTATCTCCAATACTAGAACTTAAAAAAGTACCTGTAGATGATTTTTCTATAATCTTTTCACATAAATCTTTTGATATTAAATCTTTAAAACATAGAATGTAGTCAGTTATATTTTTCATTTATAACTTTTTTTATTCCAAAATAATTTTTTGTATCTATCAACCCATTTACCATTAATTAAATTAATAGTTTTTACATGTAATTTTTCTAAATAAAAACCAGACCACATTTTCCAAGCCTCTCTTTTAAAGGGAATTACTTGAACCATAGGGTCTCCTTTTTTTACCAAGAATTGTTCATCTCGTTTTTTTAAAATAAAAGGAAAATTAATTTCATTAATGTAAGTATCGGTATCTACAACACCTTCAATAATGTGCCATCTCTCTTCAATTCTATTCATAGGATGTATGAATAAACAACTATATCCAGGAGGTGTTTTAACTAACCATTTGTTGTGAAATTTTCCTGCGTTTTCTCCTGAATCTTTATGCCATTCTTTTGGTAGTTGAGTTTTGTTGTGAAATCCAAAATTACCTGGTTGTCTATTTGCAGCAGTAACATTAAAATCATCGCCTACAGGATTAATTAAATAATCTTGATCAAAAGGTATTATGTATCCCATTGTCATAGAATCTAAAAAAGGAATACATGTTTTTACAGTAGGAGCATACATGTCATCTTTATCAAATCTTTTTAATTTTTTATATTCAGGTAAAATAAATTTAGAAGCTGGCTGTGGGTGTGGCCATATATCCAACATATCTTGATTTGTTGCGCAGAAAGTAATTTTTTTATTAAACATGTTTCCTTTCGTATTTTAAAGTTGCAACCATTCTAAGTTCCAAACAAGAACGAGATATTTCTCTAGCACCGTGTGTAATGAAGCCATCAAAAATTAAAGCTCTTGCGGGCTTAGGAATAATTGATTTTTTTATTTCAGTTCTATCATCATTTAAAAAAACAGTTTCTCCAGCATAATTTAAAGTCCATATTTTATTTAAATAAAACATTATAGTGTATATTTGATTATAGTTTGAAGCTCCGTCTTCATGAAAATCGTGTAATGTTCCATATAAATAAGAGCTAGCATATGAGTTAACTAAACGTACGGAATCATATAAACTTTCTTTTTTTAATATTTTATCCCCTTCTTCAAATAAAATGTTATCAATTTCATCTTCTTTATTTAATTTATAAAAAAATTTTCTGTGATCTCTATTTTCACTAGACCCTGCCCCTGTAAAATACCAAGGCTTATGATCTCTAAAAGCCCCATATAAAGTGTCTACAGTTTTGTCATCAAAAACATTATCATGTATTTTAAAAAAAGGTTTACTCATACTTGTTGTATAAAATTAAAAGACATAGATCTTCTAACTTCTCCTTTTATTTTGGTTTTAAATGGCATAACACAATGTTGATGCGCTGCTTCAAATATATAAAAATGTCCTACTTCAGGTTCCATCCATGTCATGTTTGTACCGTTAACGTCTGTAAGACCTAATTGTCCATCTCTGAATTTATGTGGATCCTTTACATCATTTATAAACTCAGGAATTTTTAAAAACATTACGCTAGTCCAACCTGTATTATCGTGATGTGTGTGAGGAGGATTATATTCCCCTTCTTTCATATCGTTTATCCAACAGCTTAAAATTTCTAATTTTTTAGTTCCTTTATACAAATTTATTTTATCTAATGTATTAACGTAATCGTCCATGCAATCTACTATATGTTTTGCTATTTCTGTTTGTCCTATATGATGCGTAAACTCTAATTCAGAATCTAATCTTCCTGCTAATCTTGGACCAAAAGAACCCAATTTTTCTTTATGCTCTTCATATTTATTGTTTAAATCATCGATAGCTTTTAAAGGCATATCGTATCTTTTAACAACTCTTCCAAAAACGTTTGTTTGTGCTTTCATTCTTTTTTCTGCTCTTTTCATAACATATATTTACTGTCAAGAAAACAATTTTAAAAGATTACTTGATATAGACTGTACACATGTTTAAATTGGTTCTCACCCAAAAATTACAAATCAAGGAGATATTATGGAAAATCAAGAAGTATTGAAGGCTATAGCTACCCTTGCTGATAAGGTGAGTCGTTACCACGAACGTTTATTAGCAGTGGAAAGAGACAATGAAAGACTACAAAAAGAATTATTAGAACACAGAAATGTGCCTCATATACATACAATTCAAGGTAAACCAAATAATTCCGATGCAACAGTCATGGTAACTGGGTTAGACTCTGATATGGAATGTGAAGCGTGTAGTGCTTAGGTAAAAAAATTACCTATTGAGTATCTAAAAGAGCCATTACCTGCCCACTGTAAAGGTGAATGTAAAACATCAGATGAAAAAAAAATAGCTCTGTTGTGTTTAAAACCAACATGTATACTTAATTCATGGTTTCCTATGTTTTTTTCATGATAAAAACCAGTGCCATTATTTGTTGATTCTTCCCCACTCATATAAATTAAACATTGATGTGTGGCTCCCATAGCCTCATCAGTGTGAGGTCTTGGCATATCACTAGCACCAACCATAGTGTAGGTTGTTTCTAAATATTCTTTAATAGTATAGTTAAACTTATCTTTAATTAGATTTTGTATGTTTTTTTGAACATCACAATTATTTGGTAAAATATGTGTATGCCAATAAGATCCATTATGTTCTTTAATTTTATCAGCATGAGGTGGAACATATTCAACAGAAATCATCTGTTGAACTATTTTATTATATATATCTAAAGGAAAAAAATTTTCTTCTACAAAAACTTTACTCAGCAGCTTCTCCTACCATATCTGCTAAAGAAGGAGCAAATACTTTAACATCTCTTCTAATCTTTTCAACAGTTGTAGATGTTCCTGGATTATCAACATCTGCTTGTGCTTCAGCTTCAGTAGCATACTCAGCACCTGTATCTACATGTGTAAGCGTGGTTTCAGTTTTTACTTTATAGTGTGGAATCTTTCTTCCATCCTCAGTCGTAATATGACCTAATAATTCAGCGTGTTCAACTATCGGCATCAGTGTTTCTCCAATTTATATTAAAACTAATAATAACTCTGTCATCATTAGAATTATTTGTTTGTACTTCATGTTGTAACCATGATGGAAAAAAAATCAAGGAATTTTCAACAGGTTCCCATTGAACGCTGTGAGCTAGATGCACAGACGCTTTATCTGTTTTGGGTGGTGATAGTACCTCTGACTGTGGTTTAGGTTCTAGAAACACAATATTTCCAGACTTTTTAGGAGCTTTTAAATAAAATACACCTGATATATAGTTGTAAGGGTGTGTATGCACGTTGTTTCGTGATCCTGGTGGATTTATCATGCCCCACATACCAGTCATCTCAGGATTATAATTATCTTGTACATCCATGTGGTTAAAACAGTCTTTAGCATATTTAAGAATGTCACCGACTAACGGATTAAATTTCTTAATACTATATATTTCATCATGACTATGCCAACCACCGACATTGGACCGTGGCATACCCATCTCATCTTTTTCTCGCAATTGATAAACAGTATTAATAAGATGTTCGTGGCCTTTTAGTTGTAGTGAAAATACGGGGGTAATAAATAGAGAGTGTAGATCAATCAAAGTTGTCCTTTCGTGACCTCCATAAAACTGGCTATAATGTGCACCTGATTGGCAGCATTTGCTTGAACTTTTAGAACATCACTTTCTTGCAGAACTAAAGGTTGAGTCAATAATTCTGTTGTTGTAACTGTAGCAACACTCTTTGCTTTAAATATTTCAAAGGTTGCAGCGCCTCGGACAACTTCAACATCAACTAAAGTTGTTGAACCAGAGTCATTGCAAACTAAAAGAGATTTTACTACATCCGTAGTAGGCGGAACAGGTGGCGTTGCACCAGCATTAGCCGTAGGAACTGTTATAACAGTTGTTAAATCTGTTGTGGTAATATCTACCATTGCGCTTTTAAAAGTATTAGCCAAGAAAAAAAGCCTCCGATTGTGATTCTTCTTTTAAATCTTGTTGATAGTTAGTGTTAAGTAAAAGAATAATTTGATCTAGTAATGCAACCATTTGATCAAACTGATTAGGGCTATATTCTTCTGTTGCATTTGGTAATCGTGTAATTGTTATTTTAGCCATTATCTTCTTCCATCTGGTCTAAGTTGTAGTTTTGTTGATCCAAGTCTCCAAGCTGTGTCATTAATTGTATTAGTTTCATATTTAATTTT